GAGGCTTACGGTTCTTCAGCCAGAAGATTAGCGCCGTTGTGTTTGGCTGGGCATACTTCTTTGTTCGCTCAATCACATCGTCTGTGATCTTGCGTTCTTCATACTCGTATCCGAGCGCCGCTTTAAGTAATGCATTCTCGACCATGACGTCAATAACTTCCTTACCGTTTTTTAAGGCATCAACCAATTCAGGATACTGTTTCTTGTATTCGCACCAGGAAGTGGTATTCACATCAAGGTTTGCGCATATCTGAGCCTCAGTTAATCCATCTCTTGCCCATGCCTCAATGAGCAGGAGCTTCGGTTCAACATTGCTAAAATATTTGCTTGGTCTGCCTCCTGCCATTGTGTTCACCTCATTCCTCTAAGAATTTGTTGAAGTCCTCTTTCATCCATGTTGGTATTAAATGTGAGTATGGAGTGACGACTCTCATCTCTTTGTGTTTGTTGCAGTCTAGCAAGATTGCATTTCCCTTCTCGCCTTTGATATACACCGTTTCACCTTGCTGTTTGATCACGATGTTCCCTAAGTCAAGACATAACGTATGTGTATCTCCAGCATATCCGTTATTTGAATACCATACCTGTTCTGCTTTTCTCATTTCAATTTCCACATTCGTTTTATCTGCCCATACTTTAGGTATCCACATTGTGCTCACCTCCACCTTTATTGTCCTACCCCTTCGCTCAGCCAGACTATTTTTAGCGGTCCCATTATTCGTTTACTTTTCTCTTGCTCATACGCTTCGCTGATCGTCATACCTTGTTTAAGCATCTGTGTGAACTGTTCGTCTCGTTCCTTTAGTCCTGTCAGATACAGTTGGATCACCTCCCACTAATCTAACCCCATATTGTGTTTAGGTATGCCGTTCCAAGGTCCTGAACTACAACCTTCGGATTCACTTTCAGGACTGGTCTGAGGATTAATCCGCACTGCTGCAAATGAATATACTTCATGTGGTTGCTCAGATGCGGCAATAAACATTTCGCCGATCTTGCGCATACTATCTGAATTGGTGAATATCTCCATCAGATTTGTCGTGTTTCCAAAGTGTGTGCCTCTCACCCTGAACATGAGTTGACCAGTTGATTCATGCGAACCCGCGCTTACAATAACTCCACCGTTGTTAATGTGTAAGTATACTTCTTGCATCATTTCACCATCTTTCTGCTGTTTTTACGATATAACACCCGTAATTTCGGAGACTCACTATTCCTTTAACAACGTAATTACGTCATTTATTCCATGCTTTCTTCAATAATCTGCGCTGTAATTATCACTTTGGCCCATTCTAATAACCCGACAGCCTCTAATTGTGTGAGCTTATCTGGGTTATCCCAGGTCACATCGCCAGTTATGACGTTGTGTTTGACGATGAGTTGCCTTTCCATCTATCTCACCACCTCGATTAATATAGATACCATTAGTGCGAATAAGAGATATAAGTAACGTTCTGAATGCCTCAACCTGTTCCGGCCTCGCTTTGCTTAGTATTTCGGTCGTCTCGATGGCGGCTTTGCCGCAAAACAAAAAGAGCAGCGATTACTCGCCACTCTCTTGTGCTGATGGACCAAGGGACTCGCACCCTTGAATGAGGGCCAGCTACTGTATGCATCGTCTGCCGCTTAAGGCAAGCTCTCTGCATCGCATCCTCAACTCGCTCTAACGTCTGCGTCTATATTCCGCCACCCAGCGATTGTTTTAAAAGGTAGCGCCAGCCCGTAGCAGCCAGCGCATGAGAGGAAGGAGTGATCGTTCATGAGTGGGGAATCGGCGATAGGGGCAGTCCCCGGGTCACTGATCGCCAATTCCTCATAATAGCATTATATCACGATGCCTTTGCACTTGTTGTCACTACTTTGTCATGTTGAGCCATTCTATTTCTGATATATCCGTATGAATGTCCCGTATGTGCGGCGATTTCCTTCAAGCTGTACCCTTGCGCACGTTTGGACAATATTACATTATCCAGTCCGGTAAATTGGTCCATGTACGACTCATACTGGCGCTTGATGCCTTCCAGCCTCATTACTTCATCCACACATTCGTTTAGCTTTTCAGCAGCTGCATCATACAGTTCCAGTCCCTTTACCAGATCTATATGGCAGTAGATGCTTGAAGGTAGTTTGCCTTCCTTAACCGCTTTGTGGGCATTCTCCCATTGCTTCCGAAGTTCGAACTCCCTCAGTTTCATCATCTGCAATTCGGCGCATATGTCGTTGTATGACTCCTTCCAGTTCATGGTTATCCCCCCTATAGATAATATGAATTACTTGCGTTCCTTAAATCCCCCGGCTCCACAATCCATGCAATAATACCCTGTTTCCTCCGAACAAAAGATATGTCTATGCCTACACTCTTTCTTTTTCACAAATAAAGAAAGCAGCTTTTCAATCCACTTCATGCTGACCCCCCTCGATCACCGTTAGGCTACTCGCATAATAAGGTAATGTCGTCCGTGTACCGTCTAACCATACATATACCCACTCTGTGATACTCATGATACGTCCGGTTAATCCTGACTTGTGTCTTACCCTGTCACCTACCTGCATAAGGAGAAAAGCAGCCGTTAGGCCGCCTCCCTCGCTGTACCAAATACCGCTAACTCGAGCGCCGTGAGTCTTTCTTCAACTGTCGTTCCTGCCACTTCGCTACCAGCGTCTGCTTGATCCAGTCCACCGGTTGCCCCGTCTTCCTCTGTATCACGAAAGGCAGGTGCGGTATAGGCTACCTCGTCGGTAGTATCGTGTGTATTATCCGCATCACTATATTCGGGGTCTTGTACTTCCACGGTGACGGTTCGAAACGATGGCGCTTCTTCGCTGGTCACCACCCGGTACTTACCCTTCATGGTCGTTGGTTCTTTGATATTTCCGTTCATTTCGTAATGAGGGAATTCAATCGTTTCGTCCGTTGCAGCCAGAATTGCCACGTACACATCTCTTCTCAAGTCGTCTTTCCAATGGATGTTATAAATTGCTGGCTTAGCATCTTCTTCTTTCCTGCGCTCTTCTTCCCAAATCTCCCGGGCGCTCCGTACATCCACTTCCACAACCTTTGTTGCCGCAGCCGCACCGATAGCAATTTCCTTGCGAAGATCATCCACCTGACTGTTCAGGCGCTCTACCTCGGACTTTTCTTCATCCAGCAACCGTGTGGCGTTGGTAAGCCGACTGTTCAGGTCTGCTATTTCTAGCGTTTTATTGCTTAGGTCCAAGTTAAGCTGCTCATTCGCTGCTTCAGATTGGTTGTATTTCTCTTGCAACGCAGCAATCGTAGCTTCGAGTGTATTCGTATTGGCAAGCTCAGCCTGCTTCATCTTGGATACAGCATTCTGTATAACGGCGTTTACGTAGTCATAAGACGCGCCAGCCTTTTCTTCAGTGTAGTTCAAGAATAGGTCCTTCGGATCCACACCTTCGAAATCCAGTGTACTCATGAACTTAGAAACCTCAGTTGTAACCGACGCCTGGATGGCAGCTTTGTTCAGTTCCTCAATCTTCTTGTTGAGTTCTGCAATCTCCGATTCAAGAGTCGCTACCTTGCCGCTGTCCTTCAGTCCGCCGCGTTGATTCTCCGTGTTCAACTCATACTGTTTCTGGTCAATCAATGACTGCAACTCTGATATTTCCACGAATACCCCTCTTTTCGTCCAAATAATTGATTATTACCTATATTATACACTATTTCCCGCGACTATTGTACATTTATCTTTGTTTTACTTATGTTTTCATTGATTTAATCATGCCGTTTTGAGATCATTCGCGCCTCTGTGTAGTATCTTGCATCCTTCGGTGTAGATGACCACCGGAGGCTCATACAGCGCCCGTAAGCTCCGCTGGTGTGTTTGCTTGTCCAAGGTGATGATGGTGCCTCTATGGGCTCCACAGTCGTCCACCAGTTGATATCCAGTGCCAAGGTTGATCCATGCTGCTCTCATGCAATCCACTCCTCGATTTTGATTACAATACGTGCCTCTTCTGCATAGTACTTGTTTGTGTGTAGGCCCACGACTTGGTTATCATCCAGATAAGCTATCCTGTTGAGAGAGTCCATGATTCCTTTCGCGGCGTTGTCGATGTCCGGCTTGACCACTGGGCGCAACCTGCCTTCCTGTATGAGCGTCCGCTTGGCTTTGCTATATGATGCAGGGATTTGATAATAAAAGTCCACAGTGACGATGATAGGATGCTCTAGCGGTGTCTTAATGTGCTTGCGTGCTTCGTAACCCAGCAGTTTCTTATAGTCCAGATACCTTTGTGCTGCCGGATCCTTCCACTTTCCCTTTTGCGTCATTCTTACGCTTCCCATCGGCTTTACTTTTATCTCGAACTGTACCACGCTTGGCACCTCCCTGCTGGCGTGTTGGTGGTGTTGCTATGCTGCTGTAGCTGCCGTATGGACGGGTGGGTGGTCCGTACTTTGCAATCACTTCAGCAAGTTCTTCCGGTGTCAGGGTGTATGTGGTCACCTCGCTGTGGACGGTCTCGCGGTTGGGTGGTGGGAAACTGGATACTACCGGCATAGGGGTGACACGGCGATGTTTCTTTTAGTTTCTCTGCATGGTCTGGGGTGTCTGGCTGTACTGGTGGTGTGGGGTCAAAGGTGCCGGACTCGATTCGCTCTTTCAATCCTTCATAGCATACATCTGAGATATATCCGTCTGGACTGCCGTTTAGGTATTCCAGCAGCTTATCTGCGTCTATCAGTTTAGGCATTATCTGTTTCCTCCCTTAAATCAAATACGGTACTTTTTGTACTTGGATCGTAGGATTTAACCAACCGATATTTATTGCTGTCAAATCTTGCAACCATTTCGTCCGTGATGTTCACCTTTCCACCAAGCATGTGCAGCAGTATTCCGACTAGCAAATTAGGTTTGTTCGTTTCGTTAATCATCTGCTTTATCCTCCCCTGGTAGGTTGATATGGGCGTAGTGAGTGACTATCGAGTCTATCAAATCAATTCCCACGTATTCGTGAAACGTTCCTTCTAACCATGCAGCAAGTGATACGTATACTCCGTCTGTTATTACATAGTCTCCTCGAATCGGCGGATTCTCCGGGTCATACTTTATCCAATTGATCATATGTTTGTTGTTCCTTTCTTTATGGGGAGCAGAAGTTATGTAAACCTTACCCCGGCCCCCGTAAACTGGGTGATTCGGTCGATTCGGTGGCCTGCGGCCTGTACCGCCCATTAGACTATTTCATACTCACCTTGATCTAATCCATCGCTCACATCGTAAAAAGAACTATGCCCTGAAACATTTCCATCCGAGTGCATAACGCCATCGTATATGCGTCCTTTCACGAATACGAGTCGCATTTGTCCCCAGTCCTCCCAATAGATATCCTTCAAGGCTCGAAACTTGATCGGCTTACCATTGCTCATATCCTCTTCTCCCCCTTATACCTCTTCCAGATTGTCAGAATTAGTCACTACCGATGTGAACGGGTCCACCTGCAGCCATACCTCGTCAACATCAATGTTGATTTCAACGCTCATTACTTGACCTTTAACGCCGGCACATGGGCCGTCTATAACTTTGTATTCTCCCATGATTGTTATCTGTTGCATCTGTTATCCTCTCCCTTTGGGGTCTATGACCCCTAAATTAAATCCATGTGAAGTGCTCTGCCCGATACAATTGACCATCAATCAGCAGCCAGCCCGGCTTATATAAGATAGCTGCATATGGATGGCCTAGGACGAAACGGTAATTGTTATGCCACTTTGAATAAATGACCATCATGTGTCTCTGCCCCCTTATAAGTTAAGTACCGACCCTATACGGCCTCCGCTACGCTGAGTATTGCGGTCGAATCGGAGGCCTGACGGCCGTTATAAGTTCAGTTTCGCCAGCAGTGCCGCCTTACAGATCGCTTCCGGCGCTGTCTTCGCTTGCACTGACCATTGATCTCCGGTTATGCCCACCCAAATGCGACAGTCATATTCCTTTTCCCATCCAGCAGCCTTCATCACGGTATACTGCTTGAATTGCTCCAGCACTTCCCATGCTACGTCTATGAATCTTGACGGCTGCCATTCGTCGGGATAATTCACATTCTCATATTTGTATCCTTCGCGATAATAGTATTCATGGTAAGACTGGTCAGCCAAGTACTCCTTCCGGATTTCAAAACCCATTACATGTATGGATATCAACCTATCCAAATCTTGTCCTGCCTCCAGCGCCAGTATCTCTTCCCTTGTGGGTGTCATATCGTATCCTCCAATTCTTTCAGAAATGCCATAATTCGTTCCGTGTACTCGAACCTGGTATAAACCATCAATTGCCCCGTTTCATCATTCCGCAGCCAGATAAATCCTCTCTTTGGCAGCAACTTAGCAATTTCGTCATAGTATTCTTGGCATTTATCCATAGTCTCTTGCTGAATCTTTTGAATGTCTCCTGTCATTGGTTATATCCTTCCTCACCAAACAGATCGACTTCAACATCACTTCCGAAGACCGACTGCATTTTGCTAATAATCTCTGATTCCCTGCACGACAGCTTAAGTTCAACTCTATCGTCACCTTCTAACTGAAATTCATGTGTGTAAGGTAAACTTCTGAGCATAATCCATTTCATTCGGTGTCGCCCTCCTTAGGTGCCGCTGGTTGTGCTAGGGTATCTGGGTCTCCTTCGCCTTGCAGGTCTCCTCTTGGGGTATCTGGGTATAGGGTGGATAAGGTTTTGGAAACATCTCTAATCGTTTTCCATGCAAGCCACGTTTCATATCCTTCATAAGCCGATTTTCGGTCATTGTAATATGTGTCGTAAAAGTATGAACTTGCAGTTTGATGTGACCATTCTTCATGCCCTTCTGGCAGTTCATACCCCACGATGATACTCGCCAGTGAATTTCCAGCAATCAAACATTTATCAACTTCCTCTTTCAGCCGTTGTTCCCGGTCTCCGCGCTCTTTGGCTTCTTGGAGCCAGTAGGGAAGGGCTTGGTGCGCTGTCATGATGAAGTCTGTAACCAGTTCTGTTTCACATTCAGCCACAAACTCACAAGGTTCATCTGGTATAATTTCGTATATCCTCCAGACATTTGATCCTTCTTCTGATCCTGCTTCCCATGGATGTTCGTGCCAATCGTTAACTGATAGACAACGATCCATATCCTTTTGCCAGTCCCTCGATGGTGTTTGTGTCATTGGGCTTCCTCCCTTAATTCATTCTGCGGTTCTTTTTGAACCACTCTTTGCCTTCGTCAGTGTTCAGAAATTCCGTTGCTTTCTTGGTATGATCTATGCGGCGGACAAGGCCCTTTTCTTTCAATGCAGCCACCGGTGCGTATCCTAAGAATCTCTCGTGCTCATCATGAATCTCATAGACACCAACTCCAAATGGTCCACCTGTTGCCCAACAACTAATTTTCATCATGATCTGTTTATCCTCCCTTAGTGGGAGAGGAGGGCTGTATACCCTCTCTGTCCCTGTATCTTTGTACTATTCATCTAGTTTGCTTTTTCGAGTTGGTGGGTACGTCCGATACTTTACGCTCAATAAGCATTAGTACCATGCATTCAGGGCAGGGCTTTCTTCCAAATTCCTCGGGACCCTTTGGCACATGCTTGACTCCGTTACATGTGCTGCACCGTTTTTCCAACCCCATCCGCCAGCCCTCCTACGTTATACGCGTCTTCTCTGCCTTTGGGAGAGGAGGGATACTCCTACTCCCTTAATGATCTGTTTCGGCCCCCGGCTAAAGCCTGGGTTTATGCTGTCGGACGATGGCCTCCGGCCTAATCACGGACTTTATATGTTTTCATGAGTTCTTTCGATATCTTTGCTGCTTTATCTCCGTCAATGTGGCCTTCATCTGCAAGACATGTTGTTAATGCCATGGTCAGCGCAGCAATACTTCTCGTTTGACTCTCAATCAAGTCCAATAGCTGACGATCTTTTTTTCTAAACATTCCTCTTCGCCCCCTGTAGCGTGATATATGCCGCCTCTGCCCTCTCTCTGGGGGTGGCGGTGAGCAGGTCTGCAACCGTTTCGGGCGAATAATATCCAGAAATTTCATCGTTAAGCCCACCTCGAATTTCGGACAATACATGGATGTATTGGAGGTAGTTGATCTCAATCGCTGTTCCCTCTACCAATCTAGAAGCAGCAGGGTCTGTGCAGTATTGTGGCACGTACATCCAAGCAGAATTAATTCCAGGTAGCCACTCTGTATCTTGAACATCATCTTTTTTAAGCATCGAATATCCATTTTCCCAAGTATCAACCGTGTACCCCACCAACTCCGCCAGCGCCCGGTTAAGCTCCAGGTTGGTCATTGTCTGTACCTGTGTCATGGCTGTGTATCCCCGATCCATTCCGTTACAGCCCTGTACACCTCGTCAGGCAGGTTATTTCCCATTTGAGCACTGACCATCTGCACCCGGGTACAATTTAGTTTGGATGCCAATTCTGCAGAACTCAGCCTTTCTCTCTCTTTCTTCCGGTAAAATGCTTCTTTTTGTTCTGCGGTTAATTTCATGCCTTGTCGCTCCCTTCCTCTTCCTCAAGTTCATCTAGGCAAAAACCACATACATAGCTGTCATCCTTTTTGACATAATTGCACCCACACCGTTCGCATTTTTGGACTATCTGTGTCTCCCTGTTCAATCCACCTCGTGCTATAGCTTGCATACTCACATGAGCAGCTCCTACAATTTTCATGCTAGCGATAAAATCAAGTGCCTCGGTTAGCCGGGCTATGGTCTGTTGTGCCTCTGCTAACTCCTCCATGACCTTAATGCAGACACGTTGCTGACTGTCTCTTTCTTCCTTCGCTGTCGTTAGTTGTTGTTGTGCCTCTTCTAGAGCAGCTAGCAAGCAGTCTACATCTTCCCAGGATGGATCAATTAAAGCGCTACGCTTTGCATCCATGTATTCGTTCAAATTTCTTTTCATCTATACCTCTCCTTCGTTGTTAGAGGATGTATTAAGGGCTTTACGGGCGATCAATCCACTGTCATCCATGACTGCTGGTGGTTCGAAATAAAAGACAGATTTATTGTCCAAGTCATGATAACCCATCTCTTGCTTGTAATTTTCTTCGTCTGCGTAGAACGCTAGGGCTTTGTCCTTTTCTTCTAGGAGAGATAGGAGGCTACCTATGATGTGAGTTGATTCGTCATATACCATCCTTCTTTGGCATAATTCCAAGTATTCTTTTGCCTTGTCCGTCTCTGTTAGTTTATTCATGGGAACCCCCAGACCCTTTACGGCCTTCACTTCGTTGAGCTGATTCGGTCGATTCGGGGGCCTGTGGCAAAACCTTTTCGTCCAGCAATCCCATATCGTAGGCCATTTTAGCTGTTTTGTGATCCACAAGCACCCCGCCGATAGTGTTCGCATACGGAGATATAGTCCTTTTGTTTGGATCGTACCAGTTCGTTTCAAGTTCTTTTTCACTGAAGGGATGTCCTTGTTTCATAACGTGGCGATGATTATCGAAAACTGTATGGCCTTTTTCATCTTTAACGGTCCATTCTCTGAATTCCGGTCCTATTTCACTAGCTCCACAATCGCAATGGTATGGACCGCACTGCACCAATCCGACTCCAACATCCACCCAATCACACTCACATTCAGCACCGCAATATGGACAACTCTCTGTCCGTTCATCGTATACTCCCATTAACTACACCTCTTCCTCTTCTGGTGTCCAGTTTTCCAGATCAACAACCTGCATTTTTCCGTTAGGATTACATTTCAGGCATGGCACAAGAATGTTTGTGCCTTCAAGTCGTAAATACTTTTTATCATCGCAATGACTGCACTCAAATTTCGTTCTTTCTTGCTCATCTTCTTAAACGTCACATTCAGGGCAGATTCCATCACCATTATCTGGTCCAAGGTACTCTTTGCAAACGCAACAGTAATGTAAGTCAGGATTGTATACCATCACTAGTTAACCCCTTTTATTTTAATTTTTAATATGTTAAATGTTTTTTTAACAACTTCAGCTTCCTCGCATTTGTCATATCTGTTTAAAGAATCGTAGTAATCCTTTATGCCTTCTTCCGGGCTCATTTGAACTTCATATCCGATGTAGAAAGCTCGGATTAGGGTATCAAGCTCCATCTCATTAAGAACGTCACACGGTTTTACCCATTGGTTTGAATTTACGGCATGCTGTGCTATGAACTCTTGTGGTGACCAATGCTGGGCGGCATACACAGAGTCAATCGCTTCAGACTGCGCTTTTGTCAGTTTCACTTTTTCATACATTCCCTTCACCCTCTCACCTTCTGTAAGCCCCGTAGAGCGATTATTTATGCTTACCCTGACTTGTGCCTGTCCTTGCGGTTAAAACGTCTGTGTGAGGCTTGTATTAGCTGATCAATGGATTTAATGTCTCTTCCAGTGATGCGGTTAGTTCATTCTTATACCTCTTTGCACCTTTGCCCGTAAGCGTCCACTTTCTCTTTCTTTTCCAGTTGTCTCTCCAGTCCTCAGTGATGCTGTAACTTGCCTCAACCTGAATCTTTTTACCTGTGACGATGAACCATCGTTTCCCGACTTGGTTTATTTCCAATTCCATCCCTGTTTCCTCCCTTGTTATCGCGCGTAGTGGCTCCGTTAACTCCGGTTACCCCCTCTTGTTAGGCCGGCTTGTTGCCCAGCTTTTCATCTCTGATCCGTCTTGCCCGTTCGAGAGACTTCTGGAACTCTTCGTCTGAAGGTACGTCCAGGTTCTCCGGCTGTTTGTAAATCTCTATCTTCGGCTTGCCCGATGTTCCGGTTCCCCATTGTTTCTGCTGCGGCCGCGTGGGCTGTGATTGGCGGATGCTATCTTCCTCGACTCTCTTAATCACCCAGTTTAAAATAGCCCGGTAATCGCTGGTGTATTTCTTTCCGGTTGACCCTTTGTAATTGTCCAGTGTTTCAATGATCCGGTTAAGCTTGTCCTGTCCGTGTGCTTCGAGAAGCTTGTCGTATTCTTCTTGAGTCATTGATACGAATTCAGCGAAATTAATTTTAGGTATAATATCTTTCTTTACCTTTTTATCTTTATTCACCTTATTACTACCTTTTTCTTTTGTGGTCACTTGCTGGTCGTTTGCTGGTCGCTTGCTGGTCGTTTGCTGGACATTCTGCTGGTCGCTATCACCTTCAAACCCTTGCGGCTCTAGGTCTTCCTGCTGGTCGTTTTGCTGACGATATTTGGCGTAGTTGTTGACCGAATATATACTGAACTTCGGCGCACGTTTTACCAGCGTTATCATTTCATCAGCGATTAATTTGTCCATCAGCGTCCGCAGTCGCCTTTCAGATATCCCTATACGATCGCTCCATTTGATCCGACCGAATATGAATTCTCCGTAATTGACTTCTACCAGTTGTCCCTCAATCAACTCTGTTCCAGTTTCTTTGGAATACCTTGCGCGGTATAAGATTTCGAACCATGTTTTGAAATACTCCGGGTCCTTGTAAATCCAATGGTTGACTATCCCCCGGTCAATCCCGATGTATCCAGCCATTTTCCTACACCGCCCATTTTTTCAGGTACTCTTGCACCGCCTTATCCAGCAACTGCTGCATTGGAATCCCACGCTCTACGCAGAATAGCTTCAACCGCTTATGCTCGTTAGGATCAAGACGGTAGGGGATGTTTTTTAACTTCTTCGTGTCTTCCATATTCTCACTCCCTCATGTTCCTTTGACGTCATACTATCATTACTAGTCATGACATGTCAATACATTTCATTTATTCTCAATACAAGTATTTACGGTTATACTAAGTATGGAGGTGTAAAGACATGTCAGAACGTGTGCCATACGCAACAAAGATCGAAAAAGGTTTAAAAGAAAAACTGATTAAGCTGTCTGAATTAAGCCGTATACCTCAATCTAAGCTCGTTGATGAGGCTATTGAAGACTTGCTGGTTAAACACTCTTCTTTTTTTGAAAATAAGGAGTGATAAAAATGTTTAAATTCACTATGGAAAATCAATTAAAGAAATTTATAGTTGAAAACTTCAAAACGTATTTTGACTTCGTATTGCTTTCAGAAGAATACGCTGTTCATGGCGGAAGAATTGATCTTGTTGGTGAAGACGATGAAACGATGTACATTATTGAAATAAAAAGAGACTTTGTCACATCTGAAACCATTGATCAGTTACAGCGTTATTTAACTGTTTATAAAACAGATAAGAAGTTGATAGGCGTTGCAGTTGCTCCTAAAATTGATAGTTCAGTTGATTTAACCAACATTCCAGAAAACATCTGGATTAACCCTATACCTGATGTTGAATATGTCCCTAATCCTGGTAACAAAATAAAGGTTTCTGTGACGCTTGATCTTGACACAGCAGCGTATGTCCAAGAAGCAGCCGCGGAGGATGATCGGTCTGTAAGTTCAAAAATAAACATCATTCTCCGCGATTATATGAAAGCTAATAAGGAAAACTAAGCACTTTTTAACTGCTGCAGCTCAGCCTCGGCTTCATCTTTTTTACTGCGCATGAAATCTATCATGTGTCCGTAGAATTCGATGTCGCCGGGGTTATTGTGCTTTGTGGCGTAATCCAATACCTCTTGGTAAATCCCGATGGCCTTGTCATAGTCTGAAATATCGCTGTTCAAGCGTTCTTTTCGATCCATGATGTCATTCCTCCCTGTGTCTTTAGTGACGAATTGGTAGAAAAGATTCAGGCTTCCTCCTTGTATGACCAGTAGTTTTTACCGTTACCCTCTGCATAGTAGAGCCGCAGCATCGCGCCGTATTGCTTCTTCCATTGCCGGCCGGCGAAAGTTTGGTCGGACCATTCATGGCATCCTTTGGTTCCGTGCGTGCCGCAGAGGTTAATGATATTTGCAGGATCAAACCCGGCGCCGCGGTGTGAAGCCTCTTGAATGTGACTTTTGCATAACTCCCGGGGGGATCCGCACCGTTCACAGACTGGAATGTCTGTATCAAGCAGTTCCTGTGACCGTCTGTTGACTTCCTCACGCACGCGATCCGTGACTTTGGTGTAATCGCCTTGCTTCATGCTTCCGCGCTGATGGTGGGAAAGGAGGCCCTGTCTCCAGGGCATCACTTCCTTTTTGGGCTTCTTTCGCATGGTCACACCTCAGTCCACGTATTTAACATCCGATTGGATAACATCCGGGTTAGCCACTACTGCCTCAAGAATTGATTTCATTGTGCCAGCGCAGGCGGTGAACCCTTGCTGTGTGTATTTGATCAGCCGCCGCATTGAAGCTACGCCATAAGTGAGTTTGTGAAGAGTTAGCTTTTTTCTTGGCAAGTCCCAAAGAGTATATTTACCGAAAAACAGATCAGTTCCGTCATACGCCAATTGAGTAATTGAGAAGTCAAATGAATCAAGCAAAGTTTCTGGTGATTCATAGAAATCCATTTTCACCAATTGAATAAGGCGGTCTTTACCTCCAATTCGTTTCATGTACGTCTCAGCATGTTCATTCTCGTTAATAAGTTTAGCTCCGTTACTTTTAATGTCTCTGCGGAATTTAGTTAACTGTTCTATGTCCTTGAAAAAGAAATCAAAGTCTGATTCAAGATCCATATTGATTAGAGTTCTTCTTATTGCGCCGCCAGCCAACCATGGACCATCCGCCGATAAAGACGGAAGGTCACTAAGCACAGCAAACATTTCAAGTTCATCCACATCTGTAAATCTTCCTAAAAATTCAATAGCATTGTCTCTTTGCATTATTTATGCCCCCTTGGGATAGTTGTTTAATAGATTGATAAACTCACTGGCCTCTTTCTTGGTAAGTTCCTTGATGCTCTCCCGGCCTCCAATTTCAGATATCATACGGCGGAAATCGTCTTCATCGATGCGCTTCTCATTTTTCATCCGGTAGCAATACTTCATCTGCGCCTCACTAATCAACCCCTGCGGCCCTGTGCCTGCGCTGGAGCCATTATGCTGTGCTGCTGGTGTATTTGTTGGTGTTGGTTGTATAGGCACTGCTGGAGGCGGTGTAGACTGTCTGGACGGCTGCTGATTGTTCTGCGCTGGCTTCTCTTGCTTCGCATCCGGGTCGTCTTCATCGGTAGGAAGCCCCAAGCTTTTCAGCAGATAGTAGCGCTCAGAATAAGTAAGCGCGGACCCGTAGGCCTTAGAGATTTCATCTTGCTGCCCGTAATAGGCCCATGTGACTGTCTCACGCTCAGAAGGGTTATCCCCGTTGATCCAGGTGTATGACATTTCTCCCTTGAGCACGAAATCTAGAGCATCCTTTCCCTTGGCGGTTTTATAGGCATGTGTGTGATGTTCTCCGACTTTTGTCGATGGAAACAGCAGCAGATTCAATTCGTTCATTTTGTCCTTGATCTTTCCAAGCACCTGATTTCCTGAAACGTACGAGTAGTTGAAGCTTGACTTGTCCTTGCTGAATCCTTCCGCGATCATGCGGACCTGAACGATCTTTTGATACAGGTTTAGAGGCTTAACATCTTCGCTCATTTCTATCACCGCACTCTCAGAGATTTTGTTTGTTTTATATCAGCGCCATACACGTCTCTATTGGATTTCAAGTCTTCCAGAAGCATTTTTCTATCAAGCTTTGCGTCTTGTGGAATCCAATATTTATCCGGGATCAGCGTTTCGTCCGTTACATTCAAGCACGGCGCATTGTTCTGCATTGCTACGGTGTAGATGTTGCCCTTCACCTTGTCGATTCCCAGCGTGATCATGGACTGCTCAATATTCGCCTTAAGGTAGGTTACATTATTAGTGAGCGCTGCTTTCCGACTACTCAGGCGATTAATCTCTGCATCTATCGCCGCTGCATTGAACTCTAGTGACTTCATCACCTTCACGGTGTTTTCGATCTTTTCTTCGATCTTGCCCTCTAAGCCATCCAGCATGGCTTGTAACTGCTCATTGTCTGCATCGTCTTCCAGGAACTCCAGCATGTCAGCGTATTGCTGTGCGAGGTCGTATAGTCTCATATACGTGTGTCCTCCTGCGCAGTAATATAGTCATTCGCCATCGCCAACTGCATCGCTAAGTCCTCGTTCTCGGATTTGAGTTGTTGGATATATTCTTGTAACTGTTCCCAGGATTCAGGCATGTTCCATTCCTCCTAAAGTTTTGGTATAATCGAAGTATCATTTTTATAAAGCAACTGACATGGGTGGCCCTCCAACGGCTGCCCATTCTCTTTTTAGCGCCCTTGCGTAGTTCTTAAAGCACGTCCTCACCCAGCGTTTATCGTTCGGCCTCTGCTTCGCTAGTTCCAGGTATAGGCTCCGGTCCTGTGGTATCATCCTCCTTTTGCTCCTTCCCGTAATGTTCGATTATGTCCAGTACCGTCTTAAGCAGTTTCTTTCAGCTCTCTTTCCTCTTCGCGTTTCAAATACTCTTTTGCCTCTTCCAGTTCAGCCATCAGTGCTTCATGTTCTGCCCATGTCATGACTTTCCTAGCTTTGAAGTTCTTCTCATGCAGCCGGATAAACAGACTATCCAGGTCAACCGCAGACCACGAAAGTAGACGACCGCACGTTGTTTCGATGTACCACTCAATACTAGGTGGCGGCGGCGGATACTTAGCTTGCATCGTCAAACCCTCCCAAAGGCCGCACGAACGGCTTAATCTTGCTGTCCATTGCTTCCAGCATGTGACGTTCACAATGCGGTTGTAAGGTGTCGTACACCTCGTACTCGGCCTCTCTGCTGCACATACCGCACGTTGGCGTGAAGATGTGCGTCAGTTTGTGCTTGGGCTTGTCCGGTCGCTTGATGGGTATCACCAACGTCAGTTTAGGCAGATCCTCTATTTTCTTAGCCAACTTGTTTCACTCCTTTTCTCTCGCCTCTGATGTAGGCATAGCGCTGATCCATTTCATCCTTCTGCTCCTGTTTCTTAAGTTCCATCCATTCAATGAAGTCTTTTTTAAGAGTGCGGCGAGAGTTTCCGATCCTCATGTTCGGAATTCCTCCCATTTCAATCGGTGTATCGTACAACTCGTAGACGGTGTTTCGGGCCAATACAAGGTAATCAGCAATGTGCTGGGCAGTTATCACCTGAGGCATGTCATCCAGTGTTATCGCTTTCGCCATGGTGTACCTCCTTGGGAGTATTATCCTTTTAAGCTCATTTGTACTGGTATATAATTGATACTGGTTCTATGCTGCCTTCAAAAACTTATTAATGAAGTAAATTTGACCCTTGCCGGTTACCTTGGAGGTGTATGTGAGTTTAATCGTTCCGTCTGAGCTACCTCGATGCCCTGTTTTTACTTCGAACAATCCAAGCTCCATTGAACGTTGCGTAGGTCTGTTATACTCAGAACCCGACTTGATCAGATAACCTTCTTCGCGCATCCATTTGTACAGCCGGTGCTCACCGATCTCTACGCCTTTTTGTCTCAACAGCTTAGCGAGGTCAGCCACCAGGATAGAGTCTTTCGAGATTTCTACGGATTCAGCAAAGTGTACTTTTGGCTTATCAGCATCAATCTTCTGTTGGAGCAGCCGATTTTTCTCTTGCTCCGTTTTCATCTGGTTTGCCATCTGAATGATGAAGTCAGGGTCAGTGAGTACTTTTTCGATAGTGCTTGGTGTCATGTACGCACCATGCCGCACAACAGATGGAAGCATATCTTCGTATATCCAGTCTTGAAATGGAATTGCTTTTGGTTGTCCGGATTGTCCGAGAACTCTGTTTAAAGAAAGATTGGAAATGAATTTTTCTCCAGTGTTATGCAACTTTCTAACATCCTGAATCAAGATGTTAGAATTTCTCACTACGTAAATGTGATCTTCTTTACAGAATTTGAGCACATTATTCGTTGCTGTCTCACCTTGATATTCAAGTACATTAGATACATCTTTGGCACTTACGATAAAATCACCAACGAATTTAAAATTAACTTCATTAGGTAAAAGAACCGTTACTTTGTTCCCTTCAAAAAACATCATTTCATTCATACATATTCACTCCTTAGGCTATTTTGTTCAATTTTTGAACATTGTCATTAAAAAAAAGATGCTCAATGGGTTTCTTTAGTACTTTTGCAATCCTATAGGCGACTGGCAGTGAAGGAAGTGCATAACCACGTTCGATATTACACAATAGCGGGCGTGAAACCTTTGATTTCTTTGCTAGTTGCTCTTGAGTGTATCCTTTTTCATTTCTGGATTTGATTAAGTTAGGCAACGGTTTAAGTTCTTTATCCATCAATTATGTTCACCTCGTTTCTGTTCAATTACTGAACTTCATGTCCTTAGTATAAGTTCAATTATTGAACATGTCAACA